CGGGCATGGCCGGCGCGACGGTTACGCGATCGTTCGCGCTCGACGACATTCGGATCCGATCGAACGGCGACGGTCGCACGGTCGAGGCTTACGCCGCCGTGTTCGATCACCCGGTCGAGATCAACGACCAGGACGGGCGCTACAACGAGCAGATCGAGCGCACGGCGTTCAATCGGACACTGTCGCACCGCGGGACCTCGTTCGGCGTGTTCTACAACCACGGGAAGACGCTCTACGGCACGCCGTCTGAGCGGGCGTCGATGCCGCTCGGGAAGCCGCTCGAGGTCCGCGCCGACTCGCGTGGGCTGCTCACCGTCACCCGGTACAACAAGACGCCGCTTGCCGACGAGTGCCTCGAGGCGATCGCGAACGGCGACCTGAACGGGCAGTCGTTCACCGGCCGCATGCTGCGCTCGACGCCGGACCGGGGCCCGTTCCGCGCCCGCGGCGGCGAGCTGACGACCGTCACTCGGCAAGAGATCGGGCTGATCGAGTACGGCCCGACGCCGTTCCCCGCATACGAGACCGCGGCGATCCTCGGCACTCGCTCGCTCGTTCTGTCAGACGTCGATGCGATGCTCTTGCAGCTAGTCCTCGAGGGCCTCGCCGAAGGTGACGCCGCGCTCGACCCGATCGTCGCCGCTCTGACCAAGACAGACGAGGCGCTCGACCAGGCGCAGGCCGTGATCGCGCAGATCCTCGAGGTTCCGAATCCCGACGCCGACGCCGGCGTCGAAGGGGATGACGACTCGGCCCCGACCGAGGCGAGCGACCTCGGGCGCACCGCGTACCTCTCGCGGCTGCGCTCACTCGCCGCCCGGCTCGACGACCGACACCGATCCCGCAGTGAGGGCGCGCCCGTGCAGGGCCCCGCTCCGGTCGCACGACCGACCCTCTCCCGCGCGCAAGCACGCGCGCGCCTCTACCGCATCGGAGTGAAGCCGTGACCGAGATCCCCGAGGTCCTCCCCGTCCACCCGTTCACGGGTCTGCGCGCCGTCGGCATCGTCGCCGGCCGTCCCGTGTTCCCGATCCTCGGCGGCGACGAGAACGCCGGCGCCGACGCGTCGACCCGTCTCGCCGAGATCGACGAGCGTCTGCCCGCGATCCGGTCCGAGCTGCTCACGTTCGCCGAGGGCGACCTCGACGACGCCGCGACCGCCCGGTTCGACGCGCTCGAGACCGAGTACACCGCCCTCGAGGCCGAGCGCGAGCCGCTCGCCCGTCGCTCGGCGCTGATCGAGCGCGTCCGCGAGCAGGCACGCGCCGGCCGCGGGCTCGAGCACGTCGGCAACGGCCCGCAGGTCCTCAACCGCGTGCAGCCGTTCGCGGACCTCGAGGCCGTCCAGGCGCGTTCGCTGAGTCTCGGCGACGTCCAGTCTCGGGCGCTGGCCGCGGTCGAGCAGGCCGACCACATCGACGACGACCAGCGCGCCCGCGCCGAGTCGCTCCTGCGCGCCAACGACCGGCACGGCCGCATCGCGCGTCACATGCTGCTCACCGGCTCGCCGACCTACCTGCGCGCGTTCGAGGCGATCCTCGGCGGCGTGCAGCCGTGGCAGCTCGACGGCGAGCTGCAGCGGGCGATGACGTTCGCTGACGCGCACAACCGCGCCATGGCCGAGGGCACGGGCGGCGCCGGCGGCGTGCTCGTCCCGTTCTACCTCGACCCGACGATCATCCTCACCAGCGCGGGCAGCACCAACCCGTTCCGGCAGATCGCCCGCGTCGAGACGATCGCGACGAACAAGTGGCACGGCGTCACGAGCGCCGGCGTCACCGCCGGGTACCTCGGCGAAGGCGTCGAGGTCGGCGACGACTCGCCGGCGTTCGGGCAGCCCGAGGTCGACGTCGTCAAGGCCGCGGCCTACCTGCAGGCCTCGTTCGAGGTCACGCAGGACACCGGCATCGCGTCCGACGTCGGGATGCTGCTCGCCGACGCCAAGGACACGTTCGAGGCGCAGGAAATGGCGCTCGGCGACGGCGCGGCCGGTCACATGACCGGCGTCATCACCGGCGTCGCCGCCGTGCCCGGCTCGGTCGTCACGACCGCGACCGCCGGCACCTACGCCGTCGGCGACGTGTTCAAGCTCCGCAACTCGCTCAAGCCGCGTTACCGCAAGGCGGCGGCGTGGGTTGCCGAGCAGGCGATCTACGACCTCACCCGGCAGTTCGCGACCGGCAGCGGGCAGCAGTCGGGCGCGTTCTGGGCCGACCTCGGCATGGACACGCCGAGCCTCCTGATCGGGAAGCCGACCTACGAGGCGAGCGACATGGCCTCGACCGTCGCGACCGGCAACAAGATCATGCTGGCGGGTGATTTCAAGCGCGGGTTCCTGATCGTCGACCGTATCGGCATGACGGTTCAGTACGAGCCGCTCGTGAAGGGCCCGAACGGCCGCCCGACCGGCGAGGTCGGATGGTTCGCGCACTGGCGCTCGGGCTCGAACGTGATCGTTCCCGACGCGCTGCGTCTGCTCGAGGTCCAGTAACCCGAGCGTGAGACCGGGCGCCCGCCGCGCAACCTCCCCGGCGCGGCGGGCGCCCTCTCAGGCACCCTCACCCGTTCGTCCTCACCCGGAAGGGCCCGCATGCTGCGCGCACTCGAGACATTCCACGCCGGCGACCTGACGATCGTCGCCGGCGAGACCGTCGACGCCGATCACGAGATCGTCGCCGGCCGCGAGCACCTGTTCGCCGAGGTCGACACCCCGACCCGGCCGCGCGGGCGCCGCACGGGCAAGCACGAGGCCGCGCAGGGCGTCGAGGCGCAGGTCTGACCGTGACGACCTCATGGGTGCAACTCGCGGACATGCGGGATTACCTGCGGTTCCAGGGCACCGACACGAGCGACGACGACCAGCTCGCCGACAAGATCGACTCGGCGTGCGCGGTTATCGAGACGATCAAGGGCCACATCGCGCCGACGCCGATCACGGGCGAGACCGAGACCGTGAACCGTCTCGGTCTCGTGCTGCTCAACGAGGGCCCCGTGATCTCTGTCGAGGCGGTCTCGCTGCTCACGTCGACGGGCCCGGTCGTCATCCCGAAGGCTGACCCGACGCTCGGTGCGACCGGCGCCGGATGGACGCTCACGAGCAAGGGCGGCGTCCTCACGGTCCCGCGCTGGGGCTCGACGGTCGCGCCGCTGGGCTCGACCGTGCAGATCAGTTACACCGTCGGCCGCGACCCGATCCCGGCGAACTACGTCGACGCCGCGAAGGAACTCGCCGCGCACCTGTACCGCACGTCGCAGCTCAACGAAGGCGGCGGCCGGATGGACGTCGGCGAGCCCGACACCGAGTGGATGCGCGGGTCGGCCGGCTCGAGTAACTACGCGCTCCCGTTCAAGGTCCGCGAGCTGCTCGGCCTGTTCGGGTCGGTCGTCAAGTCGCAGGTATTCGTCCGATGACCGCGCCGATCACGAGTCTCCCGGGCGTCCTCGACGCGCTGTTCGTCCACGCGCAGGCCGTCGTCGAGGCAGAGACGCCGCCGGCGGGCACCGAGCCGGCGGGCGCGTTCGACGGGCCCGCGAGCAAGAACGTCCCGCAGACATATCTCGTCATCGGCTACGCCGGCGGCGGGCCCAACCCGCAGGCACCGGTGGCCTCGTCGAGCGCGCTCACCGACCTTTCGCTGCAGCAGGAACGCGAGACGTATGCGGTCGTCTGCCACGCGTCGACGTTCGTCGGCAACGCCGACGCGACGTTCAAGAGCCTGCGCGACCGGCTCTATTCGCTGCTCGCCGCGCTCGAGGCGCGGCTCGTGGCCGATCGACGGCTCGGCGGCGCATGCATGCGGGCCCGGGTCGAGGTCATCGACTACGTCCCGTCGATCTCGCCGAAGGGCCCGACGGTCGTCGTTCCGTTCCATGTCCAGATCGAGGCAATGAGAGGGGCGACCCGATGACCGAACTCGTCAGGATCGCGCATCCGGATATCCCCGGCGCAGACCACGACCGGCCGCGCGCCGCGCTCCCGCACTACGAGCGCAGCGGGTGGCACGAGGTCAAGCCGATTGTCGACCTCGAGGTCGACGACCAGGACGCCGACGACGGCGACCACGAGCAGAACGACCCGGCGGGCGCCGCGCCCGACGTCGACAGCACTACCGAAACGGAGAAGTGACGCCATGCCCGCAACCACCCTCGCCGGGACGATCCGCTACCTGCCCCCGGGCATCCGACAGATCTACTGGGTGCCGACGATCGCCGACATTCAGCACCCGACCCTCGTCGAGCTGAACGGGGGCACGGATATCACGGGCGAGATCGTCGACGGCTCGGTCTCCGGGTTCAAGACGACCCCGTCGACCGTCGACGCGCCCGACCTCGGCAGCAAGATCACCCGCAAGGCGCAGGGCCGGACCACGCTCGACGAGTCGATCCTCGCGCTCTATCTGTCCGAGGACGGGCAGGACGCGCGCTCGCTGTTCACCGACGGCGAGGTCGGCAACATCGTGATCTTCCCCGAGGGCAACCACGTCAAGACGCCGGCCCTGTCCTGCGACGTCTGGCCGGTAACGGTCCTGACGACCACGATCGACCCGGACACGACGAAGCTCGCGCAGGTCATGGTCGATTTCGCCGTGACCGACCTGCCGGCGAAGAACGTCCCGATCCCGGCGACCTGAGCATGACGGATCCCGCGGCGGCGCAGCTCCGAGCCGTATCGGCTCGTCTGCGCGCCGTGGGATCCGAGGGGAAGGTCCTGCAGCGTCGCGTCAACAAGACGATCAGGGCCGCCGTCGAGCCGATGCGCGGCGACGTGCAGCGGGCGATCCTCGCGACACCCGCGAAGGGCGAGGACCACCATGCCGGCCGGCCCGGGTTGCGCGCCGCCGCGGCTCGAGCAACACGGATCCGCACCCGCACGAGCGGCCGGTCAATCCTCGTCCGGCTGCAGGTAGTCCCGTCGATGATGCCGGCCGGCATGGAGACATTGCCGGCCCGTCTCGACGGTCGCAAGCGTTGGAATCACCCGACCTACGGCCACCAGGACCGATGGGTGACCCAACCGTCTCACCCGTATTTCGAGCGCACGGTCCGGCCGCGCGTCGTCGAGGTACGGATCGCAGTCCGAGCGGCGGTCCAGTCGGTCGCCGACAGTTTCTGACACCAGGGGAGTACCTGACCATGACCATTCTCGACGCCGCCGCGATCCTCAACGCCGACGACCGCAAGACGAAGACGATCACGGTTCCCGAGTGGGGCGGCGACGTCATCGTCCGCGAGCTGACCGGCGACGAGCGGGACAGCTACGAGGCCGCGATGACCGTCCAGAAGGGCGACCGGCTCGAGCCCAACCCGATCGGCACCCGGGCCCGGCTCGTCGTCCGTTCGCTCGTAGGCGAGGACGGCGCGCGGCTGTTCGCCGACAACCAGGCCGGCGCGCTCGGGCAGAAGTCCGGCGGCGTGCTCGACCGGCTCTGGGACGAGATCGCCGCGCTCTCGGGCATGACGCCGACGGCGATCGCGGACGCGGAGGGAAACTCCGAGACCGTCCCGAGCGACGGTTCTACGTCGAGCGAGCCGACGCCGCCGGAATCTCTGTAGGCGAGTGGCTGCGCCGGCACACGTCGGCCGAGATCACGGAGTTACTCGCGTTGCACTCGCTCAAGGTGAAAGAGCGACGCGAGGCCGAGGCCGAGGCCAACCAGCCGGCGCAGCCGCAGACCGGCCGCCAGACTGCGCCGCAGCGTCGGCGCCGGTAGTACCCGCTAACTACACCCCGAGGGGGCGAACGTGTCCGGTGCAAGCGTCCTGATCGACATTATCGGTCGTGACCGTGCATCGGCCGCGTTCGACAAGTCGGCCGCGAGCGCCGAGCGGGCCGCCGGCCGCATGGGCAAGGCGATGGGCGTCGTGACGAAGGTCGGCGCCACGCTGACGAAGGCCGCGACCGTCCCGCTCGTCGCGATCGCCGCGGTCTCGGTCCACACCGCGATCGACTACCAGAAGTCGATGACCCTCTTGCAGACCGCCGGCGGCGAGACCGCGGCGAAAATGCAGGTCATCGGGAAGGGGATACAGAAGGTCGCCGTCGACACCGGGACGAGTCTCGGGCAGCTCGGCGAGGGCATGTATATCGTCGCGAAGGCCGGCGCGGCGAAGTGGTCGGCCGTCGGGCAGCTTCAAGTCCTCAAGGCCGCCGCGCAGGGCGCGAAGGCCGAGCACGTCGACCTCGGCGTCGCTACGAACGCGCTGACGTCGATCATGCTCTCGTACAAGATGGGGACCGGGCAGGCCGTCGAGGCCGAGAACATGCTCATCCGCGGGTCCGGTCTCGCAAAGACGACGTTCGCTGATTTCGCAGGCTCGCTCTCGTCGGTCGTTCCGCTCGCCGCGTCGCTCGGCATCAAGTTCTCAGAGGTCGCCGGCGCCGAGGCGACGATGACGCAGCACGGCGAGAGCGCCCAGCAGTCGACGCAGAACCTTCACAGCATCATTACGGCGCTTGCCGGGCAGAGCACGGTCGCGACCGGCGCAATGGCGCAGCTCGGCATCAACACCGTTGACCTCGCGGCGAACCTCGGCAAGCGCGGTCTTGCGGCGTCGCTAGCGATCGTCGACAAGGCGATCAAGGCGCACACCCATAACGGGATGGTGATGCTCGACAGCTACAAGGCGTCGAAGATCGCCGCGCAGTCTCTCCGCACCGAGATGAAGGCCATGCCGGCGACGCTCGCGAAGGAATCGCAGGCGCTACTCGACGGCAAGATCCACCGATCGGACTACCTCAAGGACCTAAAGCACCTGTCGCTCGAGCACTACACGCTCGGCCGGAACTTCCTGACGACCGCGAATCAGGCGATGGGGTTCAATGCGAACCTCAAGGCCGGCAAGGGCAGCGCCGAGACAACCGCCAAGGCCTATCAGACGATGCTCGGCGGCGTTACCGGGATGAACGTCGCGCTCATGGTCGGCGGCGAGTACATGGGCCAGACGAAGCGCAATATCGACGCCGTCGCCGCAGCGGCGAAGAAGGGCGGCGTCGACGTCCTCGGGTGGGCCGATACGCAGGGCACCATGTCGGTAAAGATCGACAAGGCGAAGGCTGCGCTGCAGGTCCTCTCACTCGAGATCGGGACGGCGCTTATCCCGGCAGTGTCGAAGGTCGTGGGCTGGGTTCGTTCGGGCGTGACGTGGTTCGAGAATCTCTCGACCGGATGGAAGAAGACGATCGGCTACGCCGCGCTCGTCGTCGCCGCGCTCGGTCCGGTCCTCACGATCTTTGGCAGGATCTCGCGGGCGATTGACCTCGTCGTCGGCGCCGGTAAGGCGATCGGCGGATTCGCGACGAAGGTCGCCGGCGCGTTCGCGAGCACGGGCACCGCGGCGACCGCGGCGTCGCTCGAGACCGAGGCCGCCGCGCTCGCGCAGCAGACGACCGCGGCGAACTCGGCGGCAGCGTTCGCCGTCGCCGAGGCCGCGAAGGCGAACGCAGCGGCCGAGGCCGCCGTGAGTATCGCTGCAGCGGTCGAGGGGACCGACTCGGTCCTCGCCGCCGGCGCGTCCGCATCGGCCGAGGCCGCGATCGAGTTCGCCGCCGCGATGCAGTCCGAGGCCGACGCCGCGATCGCTGCAGCGGCACAGGTCGCGGCGGCGGCCGAGAGCGCGGCAGCAGCCGCGACGGCAGCGGCGGCCGAGACGTCGACGGCGACGTCGGCAGCGTTCGGCCCGGTCGGTCTGGCGATCGGCGCGGTCGTGGGCGTCGGCGCGCTCGCCGCGAACGCGCTCGGGCTGTTCGGCGGG